ATCAGACGTGAAGGTTTGGGTAATTAGCTTACCGGCGCTGGCGCTTTTACCTGCCGCAAACATCAGAAGTTCTGCCCGAAGGTAGACCCATAGGTGTTGGTCCCGTCTTGGAAGAAGGAGAAGATGTCGATCTTACCATTGACGCTCGTGGGCGTGGGGGTGACGTTCGCGTTCCACTTGAGTGTCGAGCCACCAGCCCATGTCAGGGTGTGAGCGCCGCCGTACTGTATCATGACGACAAACGACTTACCTGCGACCGAGGCAGGCAGCGTGACGGTAGTGTTGGCGTTGGTAGTGAACCGCTGCACCGTGCCATCGGATAGCGCAACCGTGAAGGAAGAACCAGCCGCAGGCGCGTAGAGTGTCTCGATATAGTTGGTCACCGTGGGGTTGGTGAGGCTCGCGGTGGTGATGACCGGGGACGTGAGCGTAGGGGCGTTCGACAGCACGTTGCTGCTCGACCCGGTCGAGGTGGTTACTCCCGTACCGCCCTGCAAAACGCTGAGGGGTGTGGTGAGGCCCGAGAGGCTGGTGATGTCGCTATTGGCGCCCGCAGCCGCCGCACCGATTGTAGTGCGGACTGACGCGCCCGTGGTGGCCGTGACGATGGGGTCGGCGAACAGCGTGATGCCGAGGTTGAGGCGGGCGGCGGATGCCGTCGTCGCGCCGGTGCCGCCGTCCGCGACGGTCACCGGCAACGTGAACGAGGTCGGATCCGAGGCGAGGATGATCGACGAGCCGTCGCAGTAGTAGATGCCCTTGGCGCCTTGGTTGACCTGCGTCGGCGTCCCCGCGCTGGTCTTTACGTTTAACGTAAAGGCCCCACTCGTGGCGTTGTTGATCCAATACTGCTGCACCGTGGCCGGCACGACTATTATGCAGTTGCTCGTCAGCGTGCCGACAAACTTGTACGCGATGCGGTTAAGCTGCGCGCCGGAGAGCGTGACGGTCCCGCCCGTGACGCTGATCGACGTGTAGTCGAACGCGAACACCGCATCCTGCCCGAGGCCGATCGTGTACCAACTCGTGCCGTCGGTAATGATGCTGGCGCTGTCACCGGGCCGGAGCACCAGTGTGGCGGCGCTGTTGATCGTCTCCGTGCCGGCCGGGTCAATCGTCAGATCCCCGCCGCCCTCGTTGCGGACGAAAATGAAGAAGTTGTTGCCGGCAGATACGGCCGTCAGAAGGCTCAACGTGCCGGTGCCGGTGCCGGTCCACACGAACGCGCCCGCTCGATTTGAAGTGGCGGCGGTGGTGCTGGTAGAGAACGTGGTGACGGGCAGCGACTGCGACAGCGTCGAGCCGGTGACAGTCAGGCCGAAGCCTGCCAGAGCGGACGCCTGCACCGTCGCGGTCGAGGCGCCGTAGCGGAATACGCGCCACGTGCCGGCGGCGGTCGTGGTGGCGGCCAGATAGATTTGCCACTGCTCACCGAAGGCCACGGTGGCCAGCGTGTTACCGGCAAAGTCCTTGACGTAAAAGCTGTACGCGCCGTCGATGTTATTGAACAGGATCGTCTGGCCGGCGCCGGTCAGCGTGGCGTCCGGCAGCTCTATGCTGAAGCCGGAGGCCGTTGGGTCGACATCAATGATACGCGCGGCCGGTGCTTCGGTTCCCGAACTTTCGAGGGGCCACTCAAGCGGCGTGTCAACGCTGAGGGCAATCGACAGGTAGGACACATCCGAGGGATATATCGTGTTGCCGCCGAAAACGGATGTGTAGCTCACTTATGCCTCCTTGCGGACTGATGCGCGGTCGAGGATCTTCGCCAGATCTTCGCCGTTGAGCATCGCAGCGGCGCGATCGTAGTACTGCTGCCACGTGCCGATGCGCTCGTCGTTCTTCAGGAACGGGGTCGCCTCGAGCAACGCGCCATACAGCAGGAGCTGTGGAGCGTATTCTGTCAGCCAGTTCGTCTGGATGCTGTCGTCAAGCAGCGGTGGCAGCTCGTAATACAGCACCTCGAAGGGGTACGCCTCATCCGGCGTGGGGGCGAAAAGCCAGTTCGAATAGTTGTAGTCCGAGTAGAACAGCGGCGTCGCCGTCAGACTTTCGTTCGGCCAATACGAACGCAGGTACTCGTAGACGCGCGTGAAGAGAGCGGTGCGGTTGGCGTTGCTGGTGCCTGTGCCGATGTTGATGCTGACCGTGTCGCGCCAGCGGTCGGGCTTTGCGTACACCGACTGGCCGGGGACCATGGTGTCGGACACCACCGCGATGAAGCCTTGGATCTTCAGCTCGCGCGCAATCCGCCGCTCCGCCAGATTGATCAGGCGCGGGATCTGCTCGTAGACGACCGGGTCCGAGGCGTAGGTCGCGCCGCGCTCAAGATAGCGCTGCACGTCCTGCTTCAGGGTCTCAAAGGTCATCGTGGTAGCCATGGGCCGTCCTTATATCACTTTTGGAGCGACTTGCCAGCGGGGCAATCTAATTCGCACAGGCACACCCACTGGCTGTTGTGGATCTCTATCGCTGCCACCGTCTCAGCCGTGTCCCGAGTGGTATCATAGCTGATGGGTCGAGCGATCGCACAATAGCTATCAAGGGGCGCGGTCGAAACGGTTGCGCAGCCGCTCATCGCGCAGAGGGTCAGGCACAGCGACAGCCGCCTCGCCCAGTTCGATCTGGTGCTGCACATCGTCTTCCGCCTCCTGTAGGGCTTCCTGTCGTCCCTGCTGCTTCCAGCGCTCCATATCGAAGTAGGCAAACGCCCGCTCGATCAGCGCCAGCAGGGACGACAGGAACTTGATCACTTGGCGCGTTCTACCAAGACGACGGCGACCAGACCAGCAACGGCAGCAACAGCCGACGATGCAGCGGCATAGAGGTCGCTGGAGATGCCGAAGGCCAGCGCCAGACCCGATAGGCCCGCGTAGGTCGATGGTTCTTTCAGGCGGTTCAGAGCGAAGTTTACGATAGACATGTTCAAGTTCCTTTCGGGTATTGCTTCCAAGGTAGTTCCCAGTGCGGGCCGTCCTTGAAAGTGCGCCAGTCGCCGCCCCAAGTGAGCGAGACATTTTCGGCCACCGCAGCGGCCTTCACAATCTTGGCCAACCGATGATACAGCGGCCAGTCCCAAGATACCGTATCGCCCAGCATGGGCGCAAGATCGACGGCGTGGCCGGTCAAGTGGCGAGAGTTCAGCGTCTTGGTGGCGCCGTTCTTGAGCAACACCTTCTGGCGCTCCAGCGTCCGCCGTCCCTCCAGCACCGTAAAATCTAAGTCAGACAGCGCCGCTGCGCGCTTGACGACACGCACCAGATCAGGATGCACATCTTGCAAGCGTGACAGCGAGCGAGGGCCGAGAACGATGCTCATCAGTTCATTTTTACGATGATGCCGAGAAGCAGCATGATGATCGCCCCGGCCACAGTAAGCCCGACATTCTCCAAGCGTTTCAACCTAGCGCACAGACCGTCGTAGCGTATCGCACACACTTCCTCGTGGGTCTGAAGGCGTGCTTTGGTTTCGTCGATTTCGGCCATGTCGAGTTCCGTTACTTGAGGTTGCGGAGTTTGTAGATCGCCGACAGGTAGACGCCCGTCAGCGTGTCGATCAGGTTGGCCACGGCGCGGTTGCCCTGACAGATGCCCTCGTGGTTCTCCTCGATCCACGCGGCGTCGGCCTCGAGCAGCTTCAGGACGTCGCCCTTCGGCGTCTCCGGTCCCGGGATGTTGCCGATCAGGTCGAACGCGCCCTGATACGCCTCCACGAGGTCGTCGATGGCGTCGATGACGTTGTCGTAGAAGACGCCCAGCGCCTTGTGCTTGGCGAAGCTGCCCGTGCCGGTAGCGCGCCAGTGTTCGAAGTGGGCGACGTTGCGGGCGTAGAAGACCCGGCTGATCAGTTGTTCAATCATCTTTCATCCTTCAGTAGAACAGCGCCGGCGGCGGGGGGATAAAGCACCGCCGGCCCTGCCACAGCCCAAGGGGAGCACTCCTCGGGTGTTCATGGCGCGAGGGGGGTGTCCGGTCGCGGAAACTGGAGAGCGATAACTTCCGGTTGCCGGGCCGGCAGCCGGTACGGGTCGTACTGGTCGATGTCGTCCTTGCAGACGCGCAGCCCCGGGTAGTTCGGATCCGGGTACAGATCGTCAAGGCTCATCTTGCGGCTGCACCGGCCGCAGATGCCGATGCCAAGCGTGCTGCGCCCCCGTGTGTCGAGAAAGACCGGCATGGGACTACCTCGTGTACGGCGAAATGTTGGGGGCGATCATCATCGGCGAGTTGTCGCGCTCCTCGGCCTGCGCGACGGCCAGCGCCTGCGCGGCCTTGCTGTCCAGCATCGGGATGATCTGCGGGTCGACTTCGATCATCTCCATCGCCATCTTGACGGCCAGCATGGACACGATTGCCTCGTACCAGCGTTGCGGCACTTCCACTTCCTGCGCCATGGTGCCGACGTCCATGATGTGCCGCTGGATCCACGTGACGACCTGATAGACGGTGGCCTGCGCGTTCGGCACGGGCCACAGG